TTGCACTAGGTTTACTTTATACACCGCGGATGAGTGGGGTAACCATGGCACCTAAGGGAGTTACAGTAACATCGAGCATTATAACCATCAGTGGACAAACCTCAGAGTTAGTTCCTGGCACAATGGAAGAAGACCAAGTTTCCTTATCTCTGGATATCTTGAACCGTGAAGTATTATTGGTTTATGCCATTGATATGAATGTATCAAACCCTGATGCATTAGCAGGATTGAACACATTTACTGAAGCATCTCTTTCTTCGACTTCTAGAGCTACTCTAGGTCGTATCTCTGACACTAACGTTCTAGGATTTGCTCAGAAGGCAATTAGAGCAGGTGGATTTGTTGATGGTGGTGTAGGTTTCACTGAAGTTTCTCCTGAGACTCCTACTGCTAACGCTTTAGATTATGTAGGGATCATTGCAACCAATGACTTCTTTGTCCAGGTAAAGGGATTCCAAAATCCAGGAACTATGCAATGCGATTGGAGAATGTGGTGCGCTCGTGCTAAAGTAACAGCCGATATTTACGCTGCTCTTGTCCAAGGCGAGACTCTCTCTGCTTGAGGGTTTCTAATGGTTAAGATCCATGGGGATTGGTGTGGACCTAATTGGACTCAAGGAAAGAGTCAACCTGCCAATGCTCCTGGTGTTGATTTTAGCGCCCCTTGTAAGGATGCGCTTGATTGCGCTTGCCGTTCTCATGATCGAGACTGTTCAAACTCTCTGGGCTGTAGTGCGAAAGCGGATAGGAAATTAGTAGTTGCAGCTCTTCGATACGCAAACAATCCAATCAATAAGATATTTCGACCATTAACTACAGTAAAAGCAAATGCTGTAGCGGTAGGAATAACTGGAGCATCATTAACAAGGAAGCGATAACATGGCCGAAGTAACACTGACCCTAGAAGAATATGAAACATTGCGAGATATGGCAATGGGATCATCACCTGCGATTGTCGATACTCCTATCGAAGTAAAAAAACCTCGAAAGGTTTCAGCGTATTCGAAGAAGTTCGGAAAGGCATTCAAGAAAGTCGCTAGTACGTACAAACTCAAGAACGGTAAATGGAAAGTAAACGGTTTCAGAAGCGCGGTTAGAGCAGCCCACAAACTAGCGGGTAAGTGATTCTATGCAAAATCCAATAGTTGTAGTCCTTCAAGCGATCCTAAAAGAACTCAAAGGACTTCGAAGAGACCTCAAAAAGTAATTCGCCTGATACCGGAAAAACCTGGAGTCACTTTCCAGCCTTTTTTTGCTCTTTATTTTCCCTTTCCAGGCGACAACATCTTCCACAGCGCAATTGTGTTCGATGTCGATTGTCCGCGTTCATCGATATACGCGTTCCACATTTACAATTCATACTTGAGCACCATCAAATTCCATTTGGTATTTAATATCGAATTTGAATTCCCATTTACATCCTACAAATGGACATTGAATTGAATGTTCATCCTCTTCGAATTTCGAATAAATTAGGAATTGTGTGAACATGTTGATCTCATCTTGCATTCCTTGCATATCTTCATGTTCTCCAGCCAGGTGGTTAGAGAATATCCATTCCAATTCATCTATCCAAGTCATGCAATCACACCCTCATATCGACATCTTTGGTTACAAACTCTACAGTAATGGCTCTCCATTAGGAACGAAGTGCTGTTTTGATAGGTTACATCACAGATGATGCAATAAGCACCGTACATTTTCTTATGGATCGTAACCGTTTTCACCTCTTCCATCAATTTACGACGGACCCAGGCGGAAAAGTTAGCCTTTTTCCCTGCTAATTCGAACGAAGTCGGGCACAATGTGATGAGTTTCTGTCTCATAAACCAGCCTAAAACCCAATTCATATATATATATCACCCAAAAATGAAACTGAAATGAAACTGAAACAGTGTAAAAAAGATACTAGACCAGTAATAAGGGGGGTAATAACTAAGGGTGGTTGGGCGGGAATAGATATAGAGATTTAAGGAAGATTTAATCCGGAAGAGTGAAAAAGGTACACTTATTGCACTAGGTTTACTTTATACACCGCGGATGAGTGGGGTAACCATGGCACCTAAGGGAGTTACAGTAACATCGAGCATTATAACCATCAGTGGACAAACCTCAGAGTTAGTTCCTGGCACAATGGA